ACACCCAAGAAAGCCACGTGATGAACGCGAAATACCTGGTAAATATGATATTCGAGGTGGAGGCGCCATAAGCGACTTAGCCGATAATTGCTTTGCGGTATGGAGAAACAAAGAAAAGGAACATCTTGATAGGCGTTATCAAAGAGGAGATATGATGACACCTGAAGAACTTGAGAAGCTACAAAAACCAGATGCTTATCTCAAATGCGATAAGAATCGACACGGACGCGGAAAATACAAGGAAGGAATCTTTGGTTTCTGGTTTCATGAGCCATCATTTCAGTACTTAGAACGCGAAGGGCAACGGCCAAAACCCTTTATCGAGTACTCATGTCTGAACGAAAACTAACGGATGATGCGTGTAAAAACATCATTCGAGAAATTGCATTAAAGCACAAAATTAAGCCTCGTCTCATCACTACACGCTTGATGAGCGAGGATGATAAAGAAGACATGCGAAATGGAGAACTACCTACCAGAGCATTAGATTTACATGTTGAGGTTTGGATTAAAGCAGGAATGCCTGATTACGCGCATGGAAAAACAATACCCATGAATGAAGAAAACTCGTCCGTACCTGAATAAGCGAAGAGGGACGAGCCAATATTAACCTAGAGAATAAGATTGTCTAAGCTCAGACATTAACGTATTTGTATCATGATTCTTAAATCGCTTCCATCTCTTGCCTGACCAGATGCTTACGATGATTTCAGTCTCTTTATTCGTAACGTTAATGGCACAATCCTTGTTACTCTCTACAATCTCCCACAATATGGGCACTATCTTGGTAATGTAGTCCATGTTATTCCCTTCCTCCAGGTTGATAATCCGTCATCTTCATGAGAAAATAGCTCATGAATAGACAGGTTATAGTAATGCTCTAACTCTGCTATTAATTCAAATAGAGGATTTCTAGTGTTATTTGCAAAGACTGATAAATCCTCTATTCTCGCCTGTATTCTTCCTAAAAACAGAAGAACCCTATCGTTACGGTTCACATACATCTCCTAGTTAAGTAATTGTTCATCGCGCCATGATTCGTACTCCTCATCGCAACGCTGGTAATATCTCTCGTCACAATCATCGCATGTACCACATCGACCATTGCACTCCATCTCATCACCATGCCATCCATCCATCATGCCTTGGTAACTCATCTTAATATCCTCCTTGAATGTCTTCTGTAGCCTGTAAAATCCTTTTACAGTTCTCTCTGAGCTGCTCTACCTCTGAACGACTAAGATTCCTTGAGTATTTATCGTCCCATCGCTCTACTGAGAAATCATAATCCCAATACTCGCAAGCATCTCCTGCGAAATCACAATGGAACGAATAGTCTGTATCTGTCAAATCTGCAAATTGCATCTGTGTGCTCCTGTTAATCTGCGTAAAATAAATAACTACAATAGTCATTGTGACTAACTCACTACACATTGTCAAGCAATTTAGTCAAAAAATATAATTGATATGCTTTATTCATTAAATACATTATGTTAGTATGTGTGATATCAGTAACTACAAGGAATGTAGCAATGAGTGAAGTGTGTTATAGATGCCAGGGCAAAGGTACGTATTTAGGCAATGGCATGATCACAACCGAGTGCAACCTCTGCTATGGAGATGAGCCAGAAGAAAAAATAGAGGCTCCAACCCTTGACAAGATAAATAGGAACAGCAAATCTTATCAAAAAGCCATAAAGGATATTATGGCTATAAACCCAGACATCTCACGCAAAGAAGCGATTAAGATGTTTGATGAAGCTTATGTGAAAGGCTAGAAAACGGTGGTTAAGGATGACCAAAAAGAAAAAGCCAGAAGACCTAATGAAAGTGGGTCGACCTACAAAATACACTCCAGAGCTAGGAGAGGAAATTTGCGCTGCTATCGCTTGTTCAGAACTTGGGCTGATACATTTGGTCAATGCAAACCCTCATTGGCCTGCGCGTAGTACTATTTTCATGTGGATCAGAATTTATCCAGAATTTAAGGACAAATACACGCGCGCCAAAGAAGATCAAGTAGAAGTAAGCGTTGAGTACATGCAAGAGCTCATGAATGAACCGCATAAATGGTACGATGAAGAAACAGGTCTACAGAAGCTTGACCACAACATGATGAGAATGAAGATGGACGCAATTAAGTGGCAAGCTGCCAAATTAAAGCCCAAGAAGTTTGGGGATGCTAAAGACCAAGAATTGCCCAACACTGAGCTCGATGAAGACTGCAAGAAGCGTTACGCAGAAATGGATAAACGAAACAGAAAGGACTACTGATGAGCGATGAAGCGTTGCATGAAGAAGATAGCGAGTACATCAAATACAAAAAAATGATGAGCACTGTGTTTTATGAGATTAAGAACATAGAGCAACGCTTTAACGATATGGCTGTTGACTTCAAAGACTCGCAACGCGCTCACGCTGCCGGCGTACAGAATGTCTATGACAAGTTCGTTGAGCTTGAAAAGAGACAAAAAGACATCGAAGACTTACTCAAGAGCGACCATATAAAAACCATGATTGATGCCATCCCCAATGAAGATACAATCCTCAAGATGTTTGATATGATTGAAACTCATCCAATAGCAAGCATTAAAGAAAAAATAGACAGCATTAGGGATGACTTAGAAGAGTTAACAGATAGATTTACTTTATAGGGGAGACGGCCTCTGCGCACTACCTCATAGCGCACGCACAAATCGCTCCCCGTTGTATAGGATGTAAGATGCCAAAGACGTTAATTATAACTTGTGAGATATGTGAGGCCGATATCACAAAGGCATCAAGAGCCGAAGTTAGTTGGATTGATACATTTATCCCTGAGCTTACTAGAACATTATACTTTTGTGGGCATGAACACATGTATCAATTTTTTGATGCAAGAAGACCTAAAGCCACAGAAAACGAATAGCTCACGTACCATGAAGTACGAGGAGTACTCGGGTTCCTTACGGGGTTCCCAGCGAAATCTGCATCTATGCGCATAGGTGTAGTAGCTAAGCTGCTAAAGCGTTATGAGGTAACGCGCCACACGGTACGAAATGGCAGCATGTGGCACTATCTCATCTACCAATGGTAGAAAGAGTTGAGCAACGGCTATGCCCGCGCTCCTTATTTGAGGGCTTTATGATAAGACATATTTTTAAATACCCATTAGACTTTCCTGATAACGAGGGTGACATCATTGAAGTCCAAATGTCTGGAAAACCAACTATCTGTGATATCAACTTTCAAGGAGACCAGATATTTATATGGGCTATGATAGATATGCATGCTCCAATGGAGACTTATAGGTTTGTGATCCAAGGAACTGGATGGCAGATACATGATGTTGAAGGTCTGTGTTTTGTGAAAACAGTTCATACTCCGAGCGGTTATGTTTGGCATGTGTTTGCTGTAATGGATATGGTTTAATCCCTTAACAATCGATAAGGGATTTATAGAGGCCATCACCGAGCCAGCGTAGCAAATCGGTGCTTTAATTTAGTAACTGCACCCACTCAAAGCATCTGGGTGCTATTTAATTTAGTTTTAAAGGATTGATTATGTTTATCCAGGAATGGATTAAAAATAAATATGCTGATATTGCCAGCAAACTTCCTACGCTAGTCCATACGGAACCTGCAAGCTTCTCTTGTGGCTTCAATACAGGCTACAAGCAAGCATTACGAGACCTTGAAAACATCATAGAAGACGGAGCAACATTGCGTAAAAGCATGTGTAGATGTGGTGATAAATACCATGATTACGGAGCTATTTGCTTATGAGCTACAAAGACAAAACCTGGTGCGCATCACCCAATTGCGAGGGTAAGTGCGGAAGAAGACTAAACGACCACGACAGAGGACTTGCTCAAGCTTTAGGACAAGACCAATACATGTCCTATGCTTACTTCTGTGGCGTTCCTGATGACTTACCACCCATTGATAGGTTGAAGGCAAAGTTTCACGGAGCTATCACAAAGCTTAAAGATAGATAGATACTGGAGGCAACACCTAATAGGAATGGTACCGGACTGTAGGATTTAAAGATGTTGAGAACGCAGAAAAATAGTAAGAAACAAGGTGATGTAGGAGTTGGGATTGCTATTGGATGGTTCGTGCAGCATGGATATACAGTTTGTCTTCCGTTAACTGATAGCCAAGATTATGACATAGTTGTTGAAATTGATGGTGTACTAAAGAAGGTACAAGTTAAAACAACTTACTGCTTAACTCCTGAAGGTAATTATGTTGTTACTTTGAAAGTAAGTGGTGGAAATAAAACTTGTAGCACTACAAAGCATTTTGACAAATCGTTTGCGGATTATCTATTTGTGGTGACTGAGAAGAATGTTAAATACTTTATTCCCTCAGCAGATATAGAAAATAGAGCAACAATGAATTTAGGGAGGTCCAAAGAGAAGTATATAGTCGGCTAGCCCGTCTTGGTTCTACTCCAAGTGCCTCCACCAGAACTCAATCAGCCCAGGGTAATGATTGAGAGGCGATAGCACCGCGCCATATCGTTAAAGTGGTTACTCTTTTGTAGCGTAAATCTTTTGTAAGTGCTCTGCAAGGTCGGCAGTACTAGGGATTGGAGCGGGTGAAAACCCCGCACTTTGTCAACATTAAGGATGATTATTGTCAACTTTAACGCTATCAAAAGAAGATTATGACGAGGTTGTAGCACTTATCATTCAAGGAGAGATTTATCTTGCACAGGGCGCTATAGCTAAAGTCAATGAAGTCAGAGAAGTTGATGGCATCATACCCCGTGCTATGTTCAAAGCTATTGACCATCTTGACTGCAATCCAAAATGGCGAGAATATGCGAGCTATCCGACACTCTTCACCATCTCAGAGTATAACGAGTGGTGTAAACTACCCAATGGGAAACCTATTTGCTAATGAACAAAGATGAATTACTTATTGTCACATGCCCGCCATTGTCTGACTATCCCGAAGCACCTAAAGACCAATCCAAATCAGAACTCTTTGATTGCCCCGAATGTAAAAACAAAATGTGGTTATCAGAAAAGAAGAAAGGCATTCTTATGTTCGCATCATGCCTCAATAGGGACATCATGTTGGCGTGCTATCACTGCATTGAGAAAGAAGTAAGACACAATCCAGAGTTCTTTAGAAAAAGCCAGCAAATTAATATATAACCTGTCATTAAGGTACACCTAATAGGCATATTCCTGACACCAAGAAAATGGTATGAAATTAATATTATCCAATACCTTTATGTACATTGTCAAAAAAGGTGTCTATAATTCAATTACCAATCTGATATTAATGAGAGAGATATGACCAACCATGAGAAAGTAGCCAATATTGTAGCTTTTCTCTCATTGCTCTTTGGAGAAGACAGTGAATCATGGCAAACAGTCATGAATTTTACTCCAGATTACCTTATTGAAAAGTTCGAGCGCTACATTCTATCAGCCCGAGTAGAATATCCTTGGGGTCTTCATCCTTCTCTTAGGAATCATAGATTTCATCGTTATGTTGATAAGTGGGAATTGGAGCTTAAAGACGATGAATGATTTTACAATATATGAACTTAAATCTTTGCTTTGGGCTATTGACTACGTTCGTGATAGAACTAACAACTGTGGCGATACCATGCATGCGATGAAGACCAAAATAAAAGAAATGATTGATAACTATTGCGAGCATCTAGAAACAGTTTGTATAGGCGGTTGGGTGCAAAAGTGTGTGAAGTGTGGAATGAAGTTTGGAGATGAGACTCAGTGAGCCACCAAGTTGTAGGTTACATCAGAATATCATCACAAGGACAAAATACTGCAAGACAATTAGCAGGCGTGGAATTAGACAAGGAGTTTGTCGATATCATGAGCGGAAGCACCAAGGAAAGAGAAAAGCTTCTTGAATGTATAGACTATGTTCGAGAAGGAGACACGCTTGTCGTTGATAGCATCGATAGGCTTGCGCGTAACTTGCGACACTTGCAGGAAATACTAGACACCTTAATAAAAAAAGGCGTCTCCGTGCGCTTTGTTAAAGAGAACTTACTCTTTACTGGTAATAGCGATCCCATGTCTACACTAACATTGCATATGATGGGCGCATTTGCCGAGTTTGAGCGCACGATGATTAAATCACGTCAACGCGAGGGCATAGACGCAGCAAAGAAGATTGGCAAACATCTTGGTAGGCCATCAGTACTATCAACCAAACATGAGAAACAAGCCAAAGAACTTAAAGCCCAAGGTATCAGCATCAGGAAGATAGCCATGACTATGAATCTTTCTCGTGGTTCCATTTACAAATTATTGGGAGAGGATAAGTAATGTATTACATCCTTGAAGGTAAAAATGTTATACCAACAGACAGCACTACTTGGGGTAATTGGTTTAATAAAGCTAAACGTCATGTAGATTTTACTGAGCTTGACGGTCTTGAAGTCTCAACTGTATTTCTTGGATTAGACCACAACCACTTTGGCGGAGCACCGCATATATTTGAGACCATGATATTTGATGCTGATGGCAATGACAAATATTGCACTCGATGTACGACATGGCTAGAGGCCGAAGAAATGCACAAAAAGGCTATTGAATGGATAA